AGAGCGGGAGCGGTGTCAGAATAATTCATTTTTACATAACCTGACATCTGTACAGTAGCGTTTTCGTTGTCGCTGTCAAGGCAGAAGCCTGTAAAAGCATCGCCCTCGTTGCAATTTCCTACAGTCTGATTGTCTGTGATTTTCACGCCGTAGCCTTTAGTGATTTCTGTCTCACACTTGAATGTGAGAACCTTTTCGTTAAAACCTTTGAATGAAACGTTCATAATAAAATTCCTTTCTTAAATCTTGAAGTTGTCATTAGAAAATTCTTTTTCTTCGTTTTTGAGCTGCGGTTTCATACGGCAGCTGTCAGCCTTTATAAAATCCTGTCTCAGTATTTCAAGAGCATCAGTGTCAAGGCTTCTGCAGATGTTGTCAATGCTCTTTACACTCATTTCGGGAGACACAACTGCAGAGAGCTTTACAATTTCCTGTCTGAGGAAATTATTGTATTTTTCGGCAATCGCCTTGTATTTTTCCACAGCCTCACTGATTGTAAAGTTTTTGACAGTTCCTGCTTTTTTCTGAGCAGGCACAGCTACAAATGACCATTCGTAAGCATCTGTGGGTTTTCTTAGAATGTGGTAGCAATCCTTGCCCTTAATATGTGAGCAGTGCTCTTTTTTTACGTTTTTACCGCATGCTGAGCAGATGATTTCGCTGACAGAGCAGTTGATGCTCACTTCCTTTTTGATACCTGCACAGATTTCGTCAATAAGTGGCTGGCTTTTCTCGTTTCTCAGCATATAGGCTTTTGCCCTGAGACGACAGTATTTTTCTCCTGCGGAAGATGTTTCGTTTTCGCTCTCTTCAACCTCTGCAGAGTAAATTCTCGCAACCTGATTTTCAGCCTTTATATCATGGTTGAGGATACCTGTCTTGCCTACAAAAAGCTCCGAGAGAGTTATAAGTGCGTCTTTGTCAAAGCATTCGTAATCTCTGTCAATTTCGTTGTCGCAGAGGATTACAGAGAAAGCGAAAATATCATTTTCGGTCAGTTCTGTGAGAGAATAAGTGTTGATTTGTGCGAGCTCTTCCTCACTTAGTGAATTAAGCTCGATTGCGTTATCAAAGTTTTTCTGCATATCCTTTTACCTCCTTTTCAAGTTTTTCAGCCTGTGCGTTGTAAAGTCTTGCTCTTGCTTCTTCAACAGCATCCTGCAGACAGATGTCTTCCCATTTCACCTTGGCTTCTGCGGCAAAGCCGTTCATTCTGAGGAAGGCGTTACCGATTTTTATGAGTACGCTCTCAAGGATGTGTCTGTAATGTTCAAGCTCACTTGTGAGAATATCAGCCTGCTGAGCAGACATTCTTTCGGTAGAAGACCATGTAAGTCCCAGCATGAATGGGGGAAGACCTGTTTTGGCTACAATCTGCTCAAGCATGTGCCTTACGGGGATTTCGCTGTCGAGAATCTGGTTGTCAGCACCGATAGCTTTTATCTGCACATCGCCCACCGCCACAAAATCGTGAACTGAGCCTGAAGAATTCATCGCTTTGCTCCATTCAGAGGCAATCTGAAGTGCTCTGTCTTTGGCAAAAGCCTTGTCCATGGCATCGTTTGCAGGCTTGTAGGTAACAGCGTATCGGACATTTCCCACACGCTCGAAATTAGTTCCTACAGTTTCAAAAATCCTGAGCAGAAGTGAGCTTACAAATGGAAGACTTTTCAGCATGGAATTGCCTTCGATGTGACCGGGTGACGGATTGAGTGCTGACATCATTATAAGGTCAGGACGAGGCGGAGTCTCTGCACCTACGCCTGACAGACAAATATCAACATCAAAACCGTTTTCGTTTCTTTTCAGTGAGATATCGTGAAGGCTTGTGTTGTAAAGAGCGCCGAAAGAGCCGGAAACAGTGGGGATGATTTCCCCAACGGCTGTACCGTATGTGAGAAGCTGGTCAAAGTATGTGGAAATAAAGGCTTCAAGTCCTTTTGAATTTCCGCCTACAGGTACACTTCTGAAGAATTTCTGCATTTCTCTTTCAGCGTTTTTGTCACTGCATGTGATTTCAAAATCGCACACAAGACGGACTAATTTCTCGATTGCCGCGTCAATAATCGGCACGGATTTTCTCAGCTCTCCGTAAAGGCTGAAAGCAGCAGAAGAAGCGGGGGAGAATGAACCGAAGGAACTTATGAATCCACGGTTTCCGCTTGTCTGCACAGATGCCACAGGCAGAGAAGCTTGTTTTTTAGCAAAGAAATCTTTAATGCCCAAGTTTTACCTCCTTTCAGTTGAGAAGACAAAAAATTCATTTTCATTCTTTTCAAGAACGGTTGATACGAAATAGCGGATGTCATCCATTGCGTGGTCATTTTCTTTTCTGACAGCGTCTTTTGAAGAGGATGAATCCCATCTGTAAAGAGAAAACTCACGGATTGAATCGCGGCAGAGAGGCGAAAACATAATTTTTTTCGCTTTCAGACAATCGGATACAAGGCGTATTCCGTCAATCACCTGATTTTTTGCAGGAATGGGGCGGAATGCACCATGACGGGAGATGCACTGAATGAAGCTGGCGGCAGAAGGGTCTACGATAACACCCTCAATTTCTCTGCCTGAGGCTAATTTTTCCAGAGAAGAGTAATGTTCCTCGTCAGTTTTCTGAACGCCCTCACGGCGGGAATCGTGATAATATTCTTCAATTCTGTACCATGTGCCGTCTTTTCGTCCCCACAGACCGAAGGAAGAGGGATTGACAGTGCCGTAGTCACAGGAAATGTAGTATTTTTCAAAAGGCTCAGGGGGAGGTGAGCACACATGAACTTTTTCGCTGAACTGAGGGTAAACAATTCCCTCGGCAGCAACCCATTTTCCTTCAACGAATCTTTCGTAAAAGGTGCCTGAATAAAGGCTTTCGTATCTTTCGATAACCTTTTTTGAAAGGGAAGGATTGTCCTGCATTCTGAAATGAAGATGCAGACAGTTTTTGTCGTGACATTTTTCAATCCATTCCTTTTTGAACCAGTGCTGAGGATTTTCAGGGTTGCAGTTGAACCAGAATTTTGCACCTTCAAGAGAGCATCTGGCAATAGCCTGTTCAACGAAGGAGCGTGGCATAAGTGCAACCTCATCGAAAAGCACACCGCCCAGAGTCATACCCTGAATGAGTGAGGCTGATGCTTCGTCCTTACCGCCGAAGAGGAAAAATCTGTTTGTCCTTTTGCCGTAGGTTATAGTGATTTCGTTTTTAGACAGCTTTTCACTGCAGACAAAGCCCAGTTGTCTGAGAATGGGGAGAATTGGTGTGACGATATTACGTCTGACAGACTGAACTGTTTTGCCTGAAATAGCGAAGCTTGTCTCATTGAACGCAAAGAAAGACCAGGCCACAAAGGATATTGACATGCAAAGGGTTTTACCGCTTCTCACTGCACCATCGCAGATAAGACCATCAAAGTCGCAGTAAGAGGATTCGGGATGCCACCAGGAAAGCACTGTAAGCTGTTTTTCTGAGAAAGGAGAGAATTTAAGCTTACTCATGTTTTCGTCCGTCCAGTGCCTTTGCAGATTTTCTTATTGCCTCGTAGAAAGGAAGGGATGAATCCTCGTCGCCCTGCTCGCAGAATGCCGAAAGCTTTTCCAATGCCTTGAGACGGTCGAAAAATTTGATTTCTATACCGCCGCCCTTAGGTTTCTTGATTTCTGAAATATTAAAAAGGTCCATGTTTTCCGTGTCAAAAGTATCACTGCCGTCTGAAAGAATAAATTTCATCGGGTCGGCAACGGAGCCGAAAGCAAGTCTTTTCAGACCGCAGATAACTTCTTCTCTGTCTGCTTTCTGTGAAATCAGTGTTCTGATTTCCTCTTTTATTTCATTTTTTGCCATAAGCTTCAGTCCTGCTCTTTCAGGATTTGAATATCCGCTTTTTGATGCCGCCTCACGGGCGTTGGCATAGAGTGCAAAGCAGTGGCAGAAAAGAAGCTCTTTTTTTGTGAGTTTTTTACTTTTCATCGTTTGTCCTTTCTGAAAATTTTGTTTTGATTTTTTGTCCTCCCATAAGTAGTGGAAACTCAGGTGTTCTTCTACCGCTTTTGGTTGAAAAATCAAAAAATGTTCAAAAAGTTCACAAAATATTCACAAAATCAAGGCGAAACAGGCGTACAATATTTATATACCCAATACAAAAAGGAGGAAAAAATAAATGGAACCTGATGGGTGTTGTTTACGAAAGAATGGAACAAAAGAAGCACGTTGTATCTTTTCTTAAGCATCGTACTGCGGTGTTTAATAATGGATATGACCTGACTCCTTTTGTCCCGGACGAAAGGAGTTTTTTTAATGGAAGAAAAAGATTTTTTGGAGCTGAATGAACTGCTTGAAAACAACAAATTCACAGTTCTCCACTCACTTCTCAAAGAGATGAATCCTGTTGATATCGCGGACTTTCTCAATGAGATTGATGAAAAGTACCTTGTTGTAACATTCCGCATATTGCCCAAGGATATTT